CCTTGACTTGTTCCTCCGTTAAGATAATACGAAACCGAAGAACCGCCACCGCCACTTGAAGGGAAATCTGCTAAAGTACCATCTCCCCTGATATATTGTGAAGCAACACCTGCTCCTGTTACTGCAATCGTTCCATTAGCCGTTAATGGGCTATTTGCGACACTAAAAGCACTCGGCATAGATAAACCTATGGAAGTGATTAAAGTAGGGAAGGTTGTCAAGTTTCCTGCTCCGTTAACATATTGTAAATTTGTTCCGTTGAAGCCTATGTTAATTGTTCCGCTTGTAGTAATGGGTGAGCCTGTGATATTTAAACTATCTCCGCTTTCAGTAATTGCTACGCTTGTAACTGTTCCTGTTGCTCCTGAAGCCCTTTGCCATATTGAACCGCTATAAATAACTTGGTCGCCTACAAAAAAGACTATCGGCCCAGCACCAAAGTCAACAGTTCCTGCAACATTACATAAGTAAACATCCCCTTGATTCCCTGTACCATTTACAAGGGTTGGTGTGTTAGTCGCAGCGTTCCAAGTGCCTTTATACTCCATTACAGAGTTAGGTAGCTGAGATACTAATATTTTTCCGTTCACATCAAGCTTAGGTACACCATTAGCCACATTAAAAGCCAAAGAGCTCAACACCCCACTTGTACCTATGATTACATCTTGTAAATCCCTAACTTTCGCACCTCCAGTAATTTGTATCTGTTGACTCATTCTATTTCTAATTAATTATTTTACAATCATTCTTACAAACTCATCCACCTCCAATGGTCTTGCCGTTGCAAAGGTAAGAACTCCTGTCGCACTATTAAAGGACACATTCTCATCCGTTGGTACACCGCTTGTAGCTATTGCTCTAACCTCTACACCACCTCTTGTAACTGATATACAAGTAGTTCCGATTGCACCTGCAAAAGTTACACTTGTTTCACCACCTGCTGCTATATAAGAGAAACTATTCACGCTTGAAGTTGATATTGTAGAACCTCCGTCTATTACTTGAGTTCCTGTTATTGAATAAGCACCTGTTCCTTGTAGATTAGCTGAATAAGATGAAGCATTCTCCATTGGGCCATTAATGTCCAAAGAGATTATGTTACAAGTTCCTGCAATAACAGAATAACCATAAGTATCAGTTCCATCTCCATTATCGTTATCTATTGAGAATCTAACCTCTATAGACTCCTTGTTTTGAAGCTTACTTAATAAAGATAAATAAGAGTAACCCGACAAGGCTATTAAGCCATCTACGCTTACATCCCAATTTATTTGAGAACCTATGTACTCTTTATATGAATTAGAGGCATAAGTAGTAATCTCATTCTGATCTACAGAAGTACTAAAAGTACAATTAGTTGAAGCTCCAAATGGAGTTCCTAATGGTATAGTTGTAGTTACTTGAGCTACATTACTTGATTGCGTATAAAGGGTAATTTGGTTGGTAGTTGTACCTAGGTAAATAACCTTAATTAGAAGCCTATCTGTGGCACTTATAGTCGTTTGAGTGACTGTCATTGCCGTAGAATATAAAGTGCTTGTTAGGGCTGATAATGTCGTTTCTGCCGATGTAAACAACAAGGTGGCAACACTTCCATTATACTTGTATAATTCGTACTTAATTTTAGCATTTGTAGCAGAAGTTAAAATAGAATAATAAGCACTAAAAGTCCAAGTACCTGCTGGTATGGTTGTGACACCAGGATCAAGTGCATCCGTAATAAACGAAGCTATTGTACCTGCTCCTGTTTTAGTGAAGTCAACTGAAGTTCCTGCTACTTGGCTTCTGCTTAATTCCTTACACACAATGCTATCAAAAGTACCTTGTGCAGTACCTCCATTAAAGTAATAGATAGCATTGCTATCATATTCATATAAAACTATATTTGTTCCGTTAATCGCAGATGCCATTTTATTATTTTTTTAAGTTTAATGTAGGTGTTCCAAAATTAGGATTAAATGGTATAGCAGCATTGTAGTTAATCTTAAACAAAGAAGATGACTGAATTGCTTGTTTTAAATCCCATTTAAAGTCTTTTAATAGATAGTTATAACTTGTTCCTAAACTATAATCAAACCTTCTATTTATCCAATATCCCAAAGACTTGAACTCACCTAATATCGTGTATTGTGTTTTTAGCATATCTACCCCAACATCTTCTGCTACTAATTGATATAGTGGTACAGTGCTATTTGTTTGCCTTCCAAACTCATCTAATACATGAATATTGTTAGTATCTACCATTGTTCCTAAATATACCGAACTCATTACCGCATCATCATTATTGTAATTAAGGTAATTATTCAAAGTGGTTATAAGGGCACTATTAGTAAAGTAATTGCCAATATCATATGTCATATCTTGAGCATTAAATTTATTAAATACATAAGATAGATATTGAACAGAATCAAAGTTATTTACTTGAGAAGATGTGCCATAATGTGCAATATTAAAGTATATTAGTTCTTGATATGGGAAGGTTCCTCCACCTGCATAGTATGGATTATATATAAACAATGTTAAAGTACCATCAACAGGAACTGTAGTTTGATTTTTCCATGTAGCCGTATAAGTAGAAAACCTATAAAGCATGGTATCTGTTGGAACAAAGGTTGCAGTTCCGTTTACAAAATATGAAGGGTTTGATACATCATCAGGGATAAGCATAATCTTATACCTATTCTCATTACCTGCAATATTAATATCATTCCATTCTATATTTAATATATCACCAGCTTTTACCTTTACATTCTCGCTTCTTAAATAATCAGCAGTATCTAGCATATTGGTAGTATATGATGTAATTAATACACCACCTGCGGTTGGATTCAACTTACTATATGTCATTGTTCCAAATTCATAAAAAGCATCAGGTTCAGCTCCTGACCAAGATTGGAAATAAGCGTTTAATATGTTTTTGGCATTCTGTATTCTATGTATAAACTTAAATGAGTTTTTAGGAATATTTAAACCCATTAACATAGATCTATTTAATTGCTTAAAGTTATTTGTGCCATCTACTTGTATAGATGCAGGATATGTTGTCGTATAAGTTGACTGATAGTTACCTGCATAGTTATATACAAAATAGGATGGTGTAGCGTTTCTAGTTAAACAACCATAGCTTTCTATATGCCAATGGTCATCTTTATAGTAGCATTCCCATCCATATTTTCTACATAATTGTTCTAGTATTTCATAGTAGGTTAAGTATGTACCAGGTTCAGTACAAAAGTAATTGTTCCTAATGTTCATACCTTCTATATTTCTTCCAGCAACACTAGCAGTTTGATAGAACTGATTAATCCATATATCTAATTGAAGGTCTGATTTTGATAAAGCATCTGATATATATTTTACAATAGATGTCTTAAATCCTGCTCTAAATCCAAATAGATTTAAAGTATCAAAGTATAATCTACTTTGTTTTAACTTACCTAATCCATCTACAAACACTAAAGAATAACTAGCTAAGTCAACTACGCTAAATTGTATGTTCTCTGATGGTAAAAAACTTCCCCTCCATATCACACCTGTTGCAGTAAATGAAGTACCTGAAGCAGTACCATTTTCAACAGTTATCATTATGTCATTATCATCTGCATTAAGAAACTCTTGTATATCAAAGTTAGGAGAGTTGTATATGTTTAATGTTGCCTTTGTTGCTATAATAGGCACATAAGAATCACCATCTGCATTAATGGTTTCTATTGTTATTGGACTTGTAGTTCCGTATAATGGATACTTAGCTCCTGTATATCCATCTAAATATATTCTAATTCTATACGCATCTACTACACCACTAGGCGGTTGGTATATGTCGTTAAATATTAACTCGTATTTAGGTGTTGTAAATGCCATATTAGAATGATAAGTTATTGTTTCTTTGAGCCTTATTCATCAAAATTAGTAAATCATTTCCGCTTATTCTAGCTTCTAGTGTTCCGCCATTATTACCACCTATTAAACCTTTAAGTTTATCTAATGGTGCAACAACCTCTGGATTACTTCTAGCACCAGGATATTCTCCCATTAACCCCATTGTTGGGCCACTAACTATACCACCATTAGCGAATAACTGAGAACCTAATCCCATCCCTTGTCCAAATAATCCACCAAATAATTTACCTGCTCCACCTGCGGTTGCTAATTTTCCTGGGAATATAATAGCAATCAATGCAACTGCTATTGCTGCAGCTAATGTTACTTTTATTAATTGTTTCAATAAGTCATTAAAAGCAGATTTTAGCACATCTCCAATACTTGCACTTTTATTTAAAAGCATATCTAGTGATGGCCCAAGTGCGGACATAATACCATTACCTAATTGCATTAACGAATCAAAAGATTCTTTTATTATTGCTTTTTCTTTTTGTATTTTAGCTTTTGTTATTTCAGATGATTTTTTTGCATAATCAGTATCACCTACCAATCTAAACCCATACATTAAATCATATGCTAATTGCTCTTCTTTTAATATAGCTAATTGTGCTTTTAAATCTCCAGTAGCCAAATTTAATTTATTCTGATAGTATTCGTTAGCGTCATTTAATTGTTGTTCATATACTTTTTTGGCACTTTTTAATATATCATTATTTATTTTTTCATCTTCTTTTGCAAATTGTTTATTAATAGCTAAAATGGCATGAGCTATATCTAGTCTATTACTAGCTTGTATTTCTAATTCCTTTTCCTCTATTGCAGTTCTTTTTTTAGCATTTAATTCTAATGTAGTATTTAACTTTTCTTCAAATAAATTATTATTAGTTAGCCTATCTGCTTCATATCTATCGTGTATCTCCTTTTTATTTTGCAAATATGTTCCATCTTCCTTGGCTCTAGCTACGGCTAATTTTTCTTCTTCATTTATTATAAGAAGCCCGTAGGTTCTAAATAAATAAATATCGTCTTTATATGCTTGTTGTTTTGCTTTTAATGAATCTAGTAAATAAGTATTTTTAACTTTTTTACCTGTTCCGCCATCTTCAGTATAGCCATTTAATTTTTCTATAGCTGTAATATTCTCATCAATAATATTTTTAAATATTTTTGTTTCGTCATTTAATGATTTTTGTTCTTCTTCTAGCCCTATTAAATTTTGTTTACCTCTGTCAAGGGACTCATAAGCACGAACCATCATTAATGGCCCTTTTGGAAGGTCATCAATCATTTTTACAAACCTTTGCGTAAAGGTCATTTGATCTAAAGTAAGGCTTTTGACCTCTTTAAATAAATTTATCTCTCTTTCTTTTTGAGTAGCTAAAGCTTTATTTTTCTTTACAGTTAAATCGTTTTGCTTAATAGCAAGCTCCTCTAATGTTTTTTCAGCAGCTTTTACTTGAGCATACTCCCATATGGTTTTTGTTAAATCTTGATAAGATTTATCTGCCTTCCCTAGTGCTATATCTTCATCTGAATATAAGCCTAATAGTCCTGGGTATTCTTTCTTTAATGCCTGTGCTGCTATTAGCCTTTCATCCATTGATACATTAGCATCTGTAGTAACCCTGTATAAAGATTCTAATTGTATAGTTTCATTAGAATATGCAGTAGCTGCTTCTTTGGAAAAATCAGTTGCTAATTTTACTGTATTACCAAACTTAATCATTCCATTATCCCACGCAGTAAAAAAGGCGATAAGTGCAGAACCAGCTAAATAAATAGGCCCTGTCAACCCTGCAAACCCACCCATTAACGCAGGTAAGTTATTTTGAATACCTCTAAATCCATATGGCAAATCCTGCAATACTAATGCGAAATTAGTCCATTGCATATTAGACTTTTTAATCTGATTACCTGCGGCAGCAGCACTATTACCTGCTTTGGTTTGTTGAGTAGAAAGTTGTCCTAAACTAGCAGATAAACCATCAACACTTGCCTTGGTAAACTTTAAATCTAAACTATTATCCTTTAAATATTGACTAAGTTTCTTTGCTGATGCAGGAACATTTCCTAAATCAAAGTCAAATACTATCTTAACCATTTGATTATCTGCCATTATATTGTCGGTTTAACGATTTTATATTTTTCTAGAACTTGTTTTAACTCTTCTTCTGTCATTACTCTTTGCTTTACAAAGTTACGAGTATCGCAGTCTAATTCAATAAGCTCTTGTGGCTTAACTTTTTTACCTTTTGGTAATTGAATATTGATTAGTAAAGTTGTTTGCCATCTAGTCCTAACCCACTCTTGTTCTTCTTGATGCCTATATCCATACCACACAAAGTCTAATTCGGCCATGGTCATCTCCCAAAACAAATGGGGAAGCACTTTGCACTCCCCCATTGTATATCTTTCTATGTCAATCCACTCTAATTTTTTTTTACTCCATCCTTTTTACTTGACTTTGTTGGCTTATCATCTATACCGCTATTCATGCTTTGCGAAAGTGCTGACATCACATCTTGGAACTTTTGTCCTCCCATTCCACCAATATCATCTATCCAATCACATACTTCCATCTCTGTAAAGCTTGGAGTAATGCCTTGAGAATATAATGGATATTCAGCAGCCGATTTCATCAAGTTAACAATAGCATCAAGTGAATCTTTACCACTTAAAGCATCTCCTATGTCAGAAGGCCCTATCCCTTGTAATTGACAGAATCTT